ACTAGCTCGTGCTCACGGACGCAAATTGGATGACATCATCCTTGATGCAATGTTAGGTGCAGCAGCAACTGGTCAAGATGGCGCAGGCTCACAAGCTTTCGACTCTAACCAGCAAATAGCTCACGGCTCAGCTGGCTTCACAGTCGCTAAGTTTAACCAAGCTCTAAGAATTCTTGAAAGCAACGATGTAGACATCGATGGCGTTAAGTTGTTCTTGGCAATTGGTGCTCGTGCAGTAGAAGATCTATTAGGTGATTCATCTAATCAGCTTACAAGCATGGACTTCCAAGATGGTAAGGTTTTAGCAGATGGTAAGCTACCTTCGTTCCGTGGTGTTAACATCATAAGAACGCAACGTATACCTGAAGCTACAGCTGGTTCTGTCTATCGTGGACTTCTATATACAGAAGACACAATGAGAGTCGCAATGGCCCAAGATATGGATGTAAAAGTCGCTGAACGTGCTGATTTAAATCACGTACAACAAGTGTCTACATACATGCAGTATGGTGCCGTACGAATGGAAGAATCTACAGTAGTAGACGTTCTTTACCAGTAATAACTAACAACTAAAACCATAGTATCCGGGAGCTGATCACAAAGGCTCCCCTTAACAAAAGGAATATAATATGACTGCAACTACAGTTAAATCAGAAAATATTGTCAACATTGAAGCCAACGTCCCCACGGTCCTAGATCGTAAACGCGGCCAAATCAAGACAGTAATTGACCAAGACGCTATCGCGGTAACATCTATTGATGAAGCCGGTGATGTAATGCTATTCGGTCCAATCCCATCTAACGCTGTGATTCTAGACGTCCTTCTTATGAATGATGATTTAGACGCTAACGCTTGTCCAGTACTTGCTGCCGATATCGGTCTAGCTTACTCAGGCATCGGTGGAACACAAAAGAAAGATGGTAGAGTCTCAGGCGCGCCTATTGATGCAGATTGCTTTGCATCAGCAGATATCAGTCTTCAAGCTGCTGTCGTGGCTTGGAAGTCTGTCCGCTGTGAAGCTGATGACATCGTCGACGTGAAGAAAGAAGCTTGGGAAGTAGCTGGTTTATCAGTTGACCCAGGTGGCTTGTTCTACGTAGCCTTTACGGTTACTACCGCTGCTGGTACTGATGCAGCTGGTGACGTCGTCGTCCGTGTAGATTACATCTAAGGTTAAAACCGAGACACAACTAGGAAGTGTTCAATGAGGGTGTAAAGCCCTCTCCTAATTAAAAATCGAAAAAGAGATCAACGTGAGTAAAAAGCCACATATAAATCAAGTAGTTACGGCCTTAGAAGTAGGGGACAAGTTCTTTACCCTTTACTTTAAAGATACCTCGGACTTGACACTGGCCAGTAGAAAGCTTTATAACTATCTCAAAAGAGTAAACCTGGAAGCATACGCTATGCAGCGTAAAGACTTTCGGCACATGCCCGGGGATATACCCATATTTCATGCAGGCATAGAAGCCACTAAAGGGCCTCATATACACTATATACTGAAGGGTAAACCTCAGAAAAAAGATTGGGAGGAGCTACACAGTTACTGTAAAGCTACTCTTGTAGGGATAGACATCCCCAAAGAATTAACAGCGGAGAATATATAACATGGCGTCCAGAGTTCAAATATGCAACATGGCCCTATCTAGACTGGGTGCATCTACAATTGTATCTATAACAGATAATACAACAGAAGCAAAGCTGTGTAATACACTCTTTGATGATTTAGCTGAACGCGTGATGATACAAGGTTCTTGGACCTCTACTATCAAAAGAGCGGCCCTTGCAGCTACAACTAACACCCCTACATTTGAGTTCTCTTACGAGTTCCAATTACCAGTAGAGCCTAAGTGCTTGAAAGTATTGGGAATAGATGAAGCTCAGCCAGGTAGTGAATGCTTTAAGATTGAAGGCGATAAGCTTTTATCTGACAGCTCAAGCGTGAAGATACGCTATATAGGGAAGCTTTCTGATACGGAAGACTTCGATACACTGCTTACAGAGGCAGTAGAGATACTATTAGCTAGCTATCTAGCAATGCCCATAGCAGGTGATAAGACCTTAGCAGACAGACTTAGAAGTGAATACTTTGAATTGGTAGGAAGAAACTTAGCAATAGATGGTCAACAAGGATCTAAAGATATCATTGTATCTACAGACTTAACAGAGGTGAGATAAGAAGCTTTAAAGCTTTGTACTTACAAGTAACTTAAAGTTAGATCTAAACCCTGAACCCTAACTAGAAGTTATACTCAAACTGAAAAATTAAATAGCAGAAACCATAAATGACTAAAAAAATTGTTACACAGACCAGCTTCACATCAGGAGAACTATCTCCCAGATTGTATAGCCGTGTAGATACTAAAGAGTATACCTCAGGGCTAGAGACGGGATCCAACGCTATATTGCTCCCACATGGCCCCATTAAGCGCCGTAACGGGACGCAATTCATAGCAGAGGTCAAGGACCAGGCTGCGGAAGTTAAGCTCATACGGTACCAGTTTAGCCAAGATACGGCATACATCATCGAAATGGGTAACTTGTATATGCGCTTCTTCACAGATAGCTCACAAGTACTTGAAAGTAATATAACTATTACAGGAATTACAGCAGCTAATCCAGGTGTAGTTACAGCAACCGGACACGGTTTGTCTAACGGAGACCACGTGTACATCACCGGTGTAGCAGGTATGGTAGAAGCGAATGACGCTAACATACCATATAAGGTAGCAAGTAAGACCGCTAACACATTTGAACTAAACACAGTAGCAGGAGCAGCAGTTAATACCTCTGCATATACAGCATATTCATCAGGCGGTGTAATTAACCGCATCTATGAAATCGTCAGCCCATTCACTACTGCCCAGTTAGGTGAGGTACAATACGTACAAACGGGTAATACCATGTATTTAACCCATCCAGACGTAACACCTAAGACATTATCTAGAAGCTCCAATACAAGTTGGGTCTTGGAAAGTCTTACCTTATTACCTCCCGCCACTTATGAGTCAGGATATACAGCTACAGGATACACAATCACACCAACCGCTACATCAGGACTTGGAGTTAACTTCACATCTAGTACAGCTATATTCTTAGAAGGGGATATAGGTAGACAAATCATTAACAGCTCAACCGGAGAGACCGGCAGGGCCTCTATAGTAAGTATTACCTCTACGACAGTAGCCGTATGCGACATAGTAGAAGACTTTACTAACACAGACGCTATAGCAAGTGATGACTGGAGTATAGATCTATCACCAGTAGTAGCTTTAGAGATAGACGCTACACAGGCCGGTGCCATAGCTAATATCAGATCGCAGTATATCGCTGGGTCTTTAGGAGCGAAAAAGACTATAACAGGTGTAACTAATGCAAGTCCCGGTGTAGTCACTTCAGCATCCCATGGATACTCTAATGGAGACACTGTACAGATACAAGATATATTAGGTATGACTCAGATTAACAATAAAGAGTTTACTGTTGATTCAGTAGCTACCAACACATTCGAATTAAAAGGAGAGAACACTACTGGTTATACTGCTTATTCCTCTGGCGGTATAGTTCGTAAGGTTCTCGACGACATAGTAGTGCCCGCTTTTAGGGCAGCAGATGTAGATAAATACATCTTAATTAACGGCGGGGTTCTTAAGATCATCGCTGTAACGTCTTCCTCAGATGTAGATGCACTTGTAGAGAAGAGTTTAAATGACTTGACGGTCACAGGCAACTGGTCATTAGAAGTAAATACATGGAACGCTACAAGGGGATTCCCTAGAGCAGTAGGCCTGTACGAACAGAGGCTAGTTTTTGGAGGCACGACCGCAGAGCCACAAACTTTATGGTTTTCTGAAACTGGTATCTTTGACGGATTCGGTGCAGGACCAGATGACGAGGACGCTATAGTCATAGACCTAGTATCTAATGAAGTCAATCAAATTAACTGGATAGCCGCAAGTAGAGACTTAGTTGTAGGTACATCAGGTGGCGAGCTCACAGTAAGTAGCTCATCATCAGGCGGGTTATCTCCTAGTAGCATTAGACAAGCCCCTAGAACATACCACGGTAGCAGAATCCAACAGGTAGTAAATATTAAAGATGAGATCTTATTCTTACAAGGATCTAACCGAAAGATACGGACTTTCAGATATGATTTCAATATCGATGGATACACAGGTGAGGACTTGACGTTTTTAGCTGAACACATTACTGAGGGTGGATTAGCAGAGATAGCTTACTCACAAGAACCAGATACATTAATATATGCAGTTACAACCTTAGGTGGTATGCTATGTGGTGCATACGACAGATCTAAAAAGATTATCGGATGGACAAAGTTTGAGACTGACGGTAACTACGAGAACGTACAGACTATCACTAAAGGCGAAGAAGACCAGACTTGGACCGTAGTCAAGAGAACAGTAAACAGTGCAACTAAACGATATGTAGAGTTATACAAGGACGGAGACGGGACAACAGATACGGATGGATTCTCAGATAGCTACCTAACATATAGCGCTCCTGTAGTAGTCACTGGTATCACTAAAGCCAACCCAGCAGTAGTAACTACGTCTACTTCCCACGGATATTCAAATGGGGACAAAATAGTACTTAAAGAATTGGTAAACCCTATAGATTCAGAGTTAGATAGTAACGCTTCTAATATGGCCACATTAAACAATGGTACATACACGGTAGCTAACGTAACAGGAACAACTTTAGAATTAACTGGAGTAAATACAACAAGTTACAACGCATACGGATCAGGAGGGGAAACCCACGTTAAGGTCTCAACAGTCTCAGGACTAGACCACTTAGAAGGAAAGATTGTACAGATACGAGCGGACGGAGCCACTCACGCTAATAAGACAGTAATATCTGGGGCAGTTACACTAGATGATGCAGCTGGTGAGTTAGTAGTAGGTTTACCTTACACTACAACAATTAAGACACTAGCATTAGAATTCGACACAGGTTTAGGGAGTATGCAAGGACAGAGAGTACGATGGAGTAGACCATTACTTAAGGTGTCCAACTCAACAAAACCTTTAGTCAACCTAGAGTTTCTTCCAGCTAGAACAGCGGCAGATAAGTTAGGACAGAAGATCAGTTTATTTTCAGGTTTCTTGGAATACGGGGCTCTAGATTGGAGCAACACAGGGGCTCTAACCATAACGGTAGCGGACCCTTTACCCTTGGAACTCACCGGTATAACCGGAACGCTTGAAGCAGGAATCAAATAATATGGCACAGTTACCTACAAATGGATTCGATCTAGCAGGACTTACCAGTCTTCTAGGCGGTGTATCCAGTATAGTGCAACCCTTTGCATCGTCCAGTATGGTGTCTTCAGCGGCTAACGCTCAGGCATCCAGTATAAGGATAGGCGGAGACATAAGCGCACAAGGCCAATTACTTAACGCAGCAGGCTTACGAGTATCTGCACAGAGCGTACAGGCCGCTACACAGTTTAACCTAGGGGTTGATGCAATTAACACGGGGCGAAGGGTAAAAGCCCTTAACGACCAGTTTAGGCACACTGTAGGGCAACAGATAGGCGCCACCGCAGCTAACAATATATCAGTAGGTAGTAAATCAGCTTTACTTCTACGGAATGAGGCAATGACAGCTTTCCACGGAGCTATATTAAATGTGAAGCAGGATGCAGAGAACCAACGAAGATCTACAGTCTTCCAATCAGATGTAGCTCAAATTAATTTAGAGAACCAGGCCAGAGCGTCTGAGTTCGGTGCAGCTGCAACAAGAATAGCATCTAGTAATCAGGCAGCAGACGTAGCGTTCCAAGGCGAGATAGCCAAGTTCGGAGCTACGACAAAGGCTGTAAGCAGAATACCGACCATCTTAGGTCAAATTTTTCAGGAGTAATTTATGGCTAAAATATCACGGCCTGGCGCACTAGGTACACAAAGCAGCGCAAGTATAGGCATAGGTACTTCCTCACAGGCAGGTGCCGGAGCAGGCGCTATAGGTAGCGTGCTATCTGCCGCAGGGCAGGGTATGCGAAACTCTAACCAGTTAAGCCTAGCTAGCCAAGTTAGCGGATTAGTGGACGCAGAGGGTGATAAGCTATTTGAAGCTTCTAAGAAAGCACACCAGACAGCCACTATATTAAACAAGACTACAGAAGCTACAGAAGCTTTTATCAAGTCACGAGACGAGAGATATAGACAGACCGTAGACAAAGACGGCAACCCTACTTTTGATACACTGCATGCAGATGTAGGCAAAGCAGGTAACGATATCCTGGAGGCTACCGCAGGTAAGATAATAGACCCAGAGGCAGCCGCAGCATTTAGAGCCCAATTTGGTAACTACGTAGCTAACCAAAAGGTATCAGCTTTACAAGTAGGTCTTAATAGACAAGTAGAGTTCGGTAGAAGCTCGTTAAATAAAGGACTAGAAACCCTTATTAATCAAGCAGGTAGCGATGAGTCCAGCCAGCTAGGTGGATATGAGGCGCAAGGTGTGTCAGCACTAGAAGAGTCTCTAAAGGGAGGTTTAATATCTCAAGACGAGTTCGACCTACAGAGAGCCGCTTTCTCAGAGACGATAAGAACAAATAAAATAGGCAATCTAATTAGATCTAGGTCACCAGAAGCAGCATTAATACTAGGTAAGACCCCTGAAGAGGTAGGAATATCTAACGAAGCATACGATAAGCTAACCAAGACGCATAACGCAGCCATCAAAACTGATGAGATCGTCAGGGCCAAAGCTGAGAAGCAACGGCATATAGATAACTTCGCAGAAGAAGTAGCCCTAGCTGAAGCAGTAGAATCACAGATAGACTCTGGAGCCATGAGAGCTGACGAGCTGCTGGCACTAGAGGGCAAGCTTACAGACACCGTATTGAAGGGACTACATAAGAAACTCATATTACAAGAAATCAAAGAAGCTAAACAACAAGAGCGTAACCTAGAGATAGGCACCAGAATAGCCGAAGGCGAAGATCTTACAGACCTAACCACTGGACAAGTCAATGACTTCTATGATACAGTGATAGGCATGCATGAAAGTAAGTTCGGGGAGAAAGCTAACTTTGAGTCTAAGGCTCAGTTGGCAGCAGCCATCCCCAGAGCAGTACCTAAGCTAGCTAAACAGTTAGAGTACGGCGCTAAGTTCGGAGATGGTAGGAACGCTCAAGATCTATTAGCTGCCTATACATACATTAAAGACCGAAAGAAAGTTACACTGGATAGCGGCTTTGATACAGAAGCAGTAGCCATTATGGAGTACACCGAAAGACTAGTGGACAGAGCAGGTATATCCCCTCAAGAAGCTATGATCCAAGCTAGAGACGTAGTAATGAGTGAACCTAACGAGTTGCTTAAAGCAGAGTTCGCAGCAGAAAAAGACTTTAAAAACAGTGAGTTACGCAAAACAGCAACAGCAGATTTAAACTTGGATGGTTTCTTCGGAGACACGCCAATAGAAGCGGACGTAGCTACCACGTATAAAGAATTCGTAAGAGATGGCTTTATGGCTACAGGTGACATGGACACAGCTAGAGGCTATGCTCAAACGTTAATGGCTAGAAAGCACGGAACAAGTGAAGTATCCGGAGAGACTAAATACATGTTTAATCCTCCAGAGAAAGCATTCCCTAACATCTCTCCAGCAGCACTAAGAGAATCTTTAGTAGAAGACGTAACAGGTAGATTACCTGAAGGCGTAGACGCTAACACAGTATCATTACACTCCGATGATCTAACTAAAGGGCCTGTACAAGCAGTCACTCTAGTAGATGGGTCGAAAGTAACCAGAGATATCCCAACATGGGTAGTTACATACAAGAAAGAAATTGACGGTAACCTAGTAGAGCTACCCTTACTTAACCCTAACACAGGACAACCTGTCAGATGGACAGCAGTAGGTACAGACTTTGCAGGTAAAGCTAAAGTTAAAGCAGAAGCAGAGAACGCAATTAAACTAGAAGAAGCCAAGAAAGCCAGAGAAGAGAAGTTTAAGAACCCTAACATGATAAGGGCTAATGACTTCGGATTCACAGGAGACCGCGAGTAATGCCACTATTTGATGAAGACGAGATACTAGGGATCACTACCTCAGGCGTAGCAGATGAACCAGAAGTAGGGGACGATACCAACTTAGCCCCAGCAGATGAGAAACCTAAGACAGGCTTCAAGGACGCAGCAAAGGCATTCTACAAGATGGAAGACCCTATATTCAATGCCGCTACAGAAGTAGGTACACGAGTAGACGACACATACAACCCAGACTTTAAACCTTTAGATAAACTAACGGCAGAGAGACCAGATCTAGCTGGATTCGTAGGCGACTTCGCAGATGTAAGAAACGAAGGTCAATACAATAAAAAGATTTTTGAAATAGAGTTCGAGCAAGAACAAAGAGAAATATTTAACAATGCCGATACAGTAACTAAGGTTACAGCAGGATTAGCAGCATCACTTGTAGATCCACTAATGCTAGTCCCTTTTGTAGGAGCAGCCGCTAAGGCCAGTAGAGCCGCTAGACTAGCTAAGGGAGCTCAAGCAGGTTTAGCCATTGGCGGAGCATCCGCAGTAACTAGAGAAAGCATACTGCAATCTACCCAAATAACCAGGACGTCAGAAGAAAGTCTTATAAACATAGTAGCCGAAACAGCAATGGGAGGTATACTAGGTGGCGCAATAGGTGCATTATCTAACCCAGTGAAAGCTGCGAGCCAAGGCATTCTAACTAAAGCACTTAAAGGCGAAGACTACAAGATACAAGTAAAGGATGACGGCAGCATAGCAGTATTAGACTCACTAGATGACTCAGTAGGTGCGGCAGCAGTTAGATCTGAATTAGATCAGTTAGGCTTAGCACATATTAATGAGCGGTTAGTAAGACTAGTATCTGGACCAGACATCCTAAAACCCCCTGAATTAAGGGCTATTCTGTCTAAATCAGAATCAGTACGTAAGTTCGGTGAAGCTTTTTATAACTCTAACTACATTAGAGAGAAGCATGCATCAGGTACTTCCAGTCCAGCTAGAGCGCAGAATGCCATAGCTAGAGCAGAGAACGACCAACTAAAAACAGTAAATGGTTTCGATGACCTCTATAAGGCACACACAGGCCAAAGCGAGATAGCAGCTACTAACAGATTAACTAGAAGCGAAGGTAAACTATCTAGAGCAGAATTCTCCGAGAGAGTATGGAGGTCTATGGTAGATGAAACTGTAGAAGACACTATACCTCAAGTAAAGGAAGCAGCAGCACTATTAAGAAAAGACATGGACGGCATGGCTAAGAAGCTACAAGAGGCAGGGATATTAGATCCAGATCTAGACCCTAAGTTCATGCGTAACTATATGTCAAGAGTATATGACGTTAAGAAGCTAGCAAGACCAGCAGAACAAAATGCATTCATGACTAAAGTATCTAACTGGGCAAGAGTTCACAATAAGGATGGTTCAGTAAGAGCTACAGCCTTAGATACAGACGCAGCAGATGACTTAGCAGACCAAATCCTACAGAAGATTAGGGGTGAGTCTGACGAGCAGGTAGCTATGGCTAGTATCTCCGAGAGCTTTATATCGAAGGGTAAATTCACTAAAGAACGCCAACTATTAATACCAGATGCAGAGATTGCAGAATTCCTAATCACGGACTCAGCAGGACTATATAAAAGTTACATGTCAAAAGCTACTAAGCTTATGGAAACTCAGAAAGCCATGAAAACCGCAGGCTTCGAGTCACTACCTGACATGCTAAAACAAATAGAGTTTGAGAAGGCACAAGCCGTTAGAGGCATTACAGATGATGCAGCGATAGACAAGATAGTAGCTCAGTTCGAGAAAGAGAAGAAGCTAGCTAGCCAGATGTATAGGTCTATGCTAGGACAACTAAAGAAACCAGGTAGCGCGGATAGATTCTCTAAGCACCTGTTAAATTACCAATTTGTAACCAAGCTAGGTGGTGTAACCATATCCTCACTATCAGAGCCTATGATGATACCATTCAGGTTAGGTTTTAAAACTACGTTCCAAGACGTGCTACTACCCTTAATGAGAGACCTCAAGACGGCTAAGCTCTCTAAGGATCAATTGAATGACCTATCTAGTTCACTGGAAATCCTACAATCAGATGTACTAAAGACGATTGGCGGCCTAGATGAAACAGGTAGAGTAGGCGAAAAGCTAAACAGATTTGATGAGATATCAGGTGCAACTACAAACTTCTTTGCATCAGCAACAGGTATTAAGTCTTGGACTAACATTGGACGAAGAGCAGCATCTCAAGGCGCAGCAGCTAAGATAGTAAGAACACTACGTAAGGCTGAACTTTCCCCAACAGAGATAGAGGGTTTAGCCTCAATAGGAATAGGCAAGCGAGACTACGATGCTATTAGAGCTCAGTTTAAGCATGTACAAGACCATAAGGGATCTATAGTCACTAACCCAC